GGTAATGCAAACCACGTCGGGGCGCTAGGGTGAGGGCGGTGATGTTACTTAACACTATAGGCGCAATTTATCGATGATCACCATTCAGGTGCGCGGGTTGCGAGAGATGGGTGAGCGTCTGCAGGGTATTCGGCGGGAGCAGTTTCCGTTCGCGGCGGCGCTGGCGCTGACGCGGACGGCACGATTGGCGAAGGTCGAGGCGATCGGCCAGATGCGCGCGAAGTGGGACAAGCCCACGCGGTTCGTGGTCGGGTTGCCGGGCGATGAAAGGCGCGACGACAAGACGGGGCTGCGCGTCGAGAAGGCCACGCCAGAGCGCTGGCGCGCCGAGGTCAAGCTGAAGGACTGGACGATGGACCGCCAGCGGGTCGCGGCTGATCCGCTGCTTCGGCATCACTTCTTCGGCGGCCGGCGTGTCGCCAAGGGCATGGAGCTGATGTTGCGCGAATGGGGCCTGCTGCGCGCATCAGAGTACCTGGTGCTCGGGCGAGGCGAGCCGGCCAACGGGTTCGGAAACATCAGCCATGGGCGGTGGACGCAGGTCAAGTCGCAGTTGGCGCTCAAGACGCCCGGATTCGACCTTGCCGCGACCGACAGCCGGCGCAGCAAGAAACACCAGGCGGCGGCCGGCAAGATATGGTGGTCGGACGGCCCCGGCGGCAACAAGCCGCTGGTCGACCTGGCGACGGGCATTGCCTACGGGCATACCCATGGCGTCGGCAAGAAAAACAACCTGCCGCGCGGCGTCTGGGTCAGGCAGGGCCGCGACCTGCACCTGGTGCTGGCGGCGGTGGGCCGGGCGCCGAGCTACCGGCAGATATTCGACCTCGACCGCATCGCGCGCGAAACCGTCGACGCCCATTTCAATCGCGAATTCCGCAAGGCGATGCGCGATGCGCTGGCCACCCGCGGCAAGCTGGGCGAGGGCGCCACGCGCGCCGACCGGAAGGCCGACTGGCGAACGAGGGCGGGCGCATGAGTTCCTGGGTCAATTACGACGACGTCCTGTCGCAACTGTCCGGCGCCCACCTGGACCTGCGCGAGGATTCCCGGCACCGGCCGCTCACCTTCGACGGACAGATCCAGCGCTGGCTGGTGATGGGCGAGGACAAGGAATATCGCGGCTGGACGCGCCTGCGCGAGTGGACGTCGGCCGCCGGCCACACCTACATCGTCGGCGCCTATGGCGTCTGGCGCGGAGCGGACGACGGCTACACCAAGATCGAGATGCCCAGGCGCGACAAGGACGCCGCGCGGCCCGCGCTCACCGAGGCCGATGTCGCCGCGATCCGCGAGGCGCAGAAAGCCGCCGCCAAGGCCACCGCCGACCAGCGCAAGGCCGAGGCGAAACAGGCCGCGCGCTGGGCCGCCCAGGTCTGGGCGCACGCCACGCCGGCCGCCGGTCACGAATACCTCGAGCGCAAGCGCATCGGCGCCCATGGCGCCCGCATCATGGGCGAGATCGGCGAACTGCGCCTGCCCGGCATCGACGAATCCAACCTCTACCGCCTGCAGCAGGCCGGCGGCGCCCTGGTGGTGCCCATGCACGACGAGCATGGCAACGTCTGCGGCATCCAGTTCATCTACCCCAAGGGCCACGCCCGCGCCAAGAAGATCGAGCGAGACAAGGAATTCTGGCCTTCCGGCATGGCCATGGGCGGCACCTTCGGGCTCATCGGCCCGCTGCGCCGCAACGGCGTGTTGCTGGTGGCGGAAGGATTCGCCACGGCGGCCAGCCTGCACGAGTCGAGCGGACATTCCGTCGCCTATGCCTTCAGCGCCAACAATCTGGCCAAGGCCGGCAAGCTGATCCGCAAGACCTGCAAGGCCGTCCGGCTGCTGTTCTGCGCCGATGACGACTACCTCACCGAGGGCAACCCGGGCGTCACGCATGCCGCCGCCGCCTGCGCCGAGATCGAGCAGAGCGCCTGGGTCAAGCCTGACTTTTCGGGCGAAGACGGCGGCGATCTGCGCGGCGACCGCAAGTTAACCGACTTTAATGACCTTTTCATATTGACGGGGCTGCCCCTCGTTCTGGCCCGCCAGATCAACGATTGCCTCGATGCGCTCGAATGGCGCGAGGCGGGCGGCGTCGGGCGCGGGAATTCAGACGGGGGAGCGGGGGGCTCGGCGGGCGGCGAAGCCGGCGGCAACGGGCGCAAGCGCGCGCTGTCCGTCATGCCCGTGGATGACCTGGTCGCCCGCTACGTGCCCCTCGACGACGGCACCGGCAAATACGTCTTCGACACCTGGACCAACAAGATCGCCACGCGCGAGCAGATGATCGCCCTGTTGCCCGCCGGCCAGCGCGCCGACGACATCAAGCGGCATCCCGTCTGGATCGAGCGCGGCGCCTATTACCTCGACGAGGTCGGCTTCGACCCCTCCGGCAAGGATTCCGCCGTCCGCCTCAACACCTGGCGCGGCTGGCCAATGGTCGCCAAGGCCGGCAAGTGCGACCGCCTGATCGAGCTGCTCGAATACTTCTGCGGCGGCGAGGATAACGCCCGCGAAGTGTTCCGCTGGGTGCTGCGCTGGATGGCCTACCCGTTGCAATTCCCGGGCGCCAAGATGCAATCGGCCATCATCCTGCACGGCCCGCAGGGCACCGGCAAATCGACCGTCTTCCAGGCCCTGGCCAAAATCTACGGCGACTATTCCGTGGTGCTCAACCAGCGCGGCCTGGAAGACAAGTTCAATTCCGACTGGTCCGACTCCAAGTTGTTCATCCTGGCCGAGGAAGTCGTCACGCGCGCCGAGATGTGGCATATCAAGAACGAACTCAAGGAGCTGGTCACCGGAGAATGGGTGCGCGTCAATCCCAAGGGGATCGCGGCCTACCGGCAGCGCAACCAGATCAACATCGTCTTTTCATCGAACGAACACCAGCCGCTGCCCATCGAGAACGACGACCGCCGGCACTGCGTCATCTGGACGCCGGACCCGGTCGGCCGCGAATTCTATGAGGAAGTGCGCGAGGAAATCGCCAACGGCGGCATCGAAGCCTTCTACCACCACCTGCTCAACCTCGACCTCGGCGACTTCAAGCCATGGACGGCGCCGCCCATGACCGACGCCAAGAAGCGGCTCATCCTGCTGTCGCTGCCGTCCGAACACCGCTTCATCAACGACTGGGCCGAAGGCGACACCGAATGGCCGCTGGTGCCCTGCCTGGCCAGCGACCTGTATGCCGCCTACCTGCGCTGGTGCCGGCTCAACGGAGAACAGCGGCCCCGGCCGTCCAACCAGTTCCACGGCTTCGTCGCCCGCCTCACCGGATGGGCCAAGAAGAAGTGCCGCGTCCACGCCGACATGACCTTCCACGGACCGGCCGCGGGCAGGCCCATGATCCTGCCGCCGGACCATCTGCTGGCCACCGTCGGCAAGGCCAAGCCCGAGGGCGAGTCGATCGCGCACTGGCTCACCCAGTGCTACATCGAATTCCAGCAGGCGCTCAACAAACGGGAGGACCGATGGGCCGCATGATGCCGCCGCGCAGCGCGCGTTCCGGGTATGGCGCCGGCACGTTCCGGGTACCCGGAACGCCAAACACCCAGACGGGGTCGGCACGTTCCGGGTGTTCCGGGTGTTCCGGCACAACGCGCCCGCGCGCGTATGCGCATGATCTCGATTTTTTCACGCGCGCATACAACACTCCCACGCGCGTACACGGGGGAACATACGGAACACCCGGAACAGCCGCATGGTTGAGCGGTAAATCACGTTCCGGGTACCCGGAACGCCATCGCCTGAACCCGGAACGCCACTTTTGGGGGCAGCCATGAACCTCGCCAGCAAAGCCGAATTCGCCGGCATCATGGGCTGGTCGCGGGCGTATGTGTCGCAACTGGCGGGCGAAGGCCGGCTCGTGCTGGTCGATGGCCTGGTTGATGTCGAGGCCAGCCGGGCCCGGGTCGAGGCCACCGCCGCCGGATCGCATCCGGGCGTGGCCGCCCGCCACCAGCAGGAACGCGCCGCCCGCCGCGCCGGCGGGGCCTCTGGCGCGATTTCAGGGGCGGGCGAAGGGGTAGGGCAGGGCGAGGGCGAAAAAAACGCGCCAGAGGCCGATTCCGCGACCGCCGGCAAGGACCAGGGCCGGCTCATGGTGCGCAAGATGCGCGAAATGCTCATGCGCGACGACCGGCTCATCGACCTGGGCCTGCTGCGCGGCGAACTCATGCCGCGCGGCGACATGAACCACCTCTGGCACGGCATGGGCGTCTCGCTGCGCGCCGGCATGGAGGCCATGATCGAGCGCCTGGCGCCGCGCCCGTCCGCCTGCGGCGACCGCGCGGCCGTGGCCGACGAGATCCGGCGGGCCATGATGGGCGAGCGCCGGCGGGCCAAGCGGCTGATGGTGTCGAGTTTGAAGCAGACGAGGGAGGTGTAATGCAGCTATCGATACTATCTTCGGCGGGACACCCTGCCAGTCATTCAGCGTCTCAGGACTGCGGAATCGGCGCTGGCGGGCCGGCATCATGAGGCGGCTATACCTTCTTGTTAGGAGCAGCGTCAGTCCGTTTGTCCGGGCACATGAAGGCAGGCGCTGCCACGGTGAGGATCATTTGTATCGCAGTGATTGCGTGATCTTCTACACAAATGGCCGGCTGGCTTGCGGTCCGCGCGTACTGGAAGTCGGGCAGCGCCGCCGCGCATGGCGGTGTCGGTATAACCGCAGGGTTCCGCCGGCGCCGAAGTCACGGCGGTTCAGCTATTTCGTCAGCGGTCATCGGGGTTTGCCGTTCTAACCATGAACGCGCGATTGGACGCCATCCCGCTGGCCACGGCCCGGCTCGAACGCGAGAAGGTCGAGCTGGCCATCGAGCGCTCGAAGCTGGAGGCGCGCAAGGCGGCGGTGGTGCGGGTGGCGGACGCGGTGGGCGACGGCCTGGCATTGCGGCGCCTGCTGGCCGAGCGCTTCGCGGCGCTGGATGCGGAACTGTGCGCGGACCTGGCGCCGGGCGAGGACGAGTGGCGGGCGCACGCGATCCTGACCGATGCGGTGCAGCGCTTTCTGCACGGCGTGGCCGACGCCGTCGCGGCCGGCGGCGCCGGGCACCAGAAGGCGCTGGCGGCGGGCCTGCGGCCCCGGCGCACGCTCACGGTGTCGGAATGGGCGGACGCCAAGCGGGTGCTGAAGACGGGCACGGCGAACCCCGGCCCGTGGCACACCTCGCTGGTGCCCTACCTGCGCGAGATCATGGACGGCCTGTCGGCGCATTCGCCGGTGCAGCGCGTGGTGTTCATGAAGTCGGCGCAGGTCGGCGGCACCGAGGCGGCGATCAACTGGCTGGGGTATGTGATCGAGCATGCGCCGGCCGAAATGCTGATGGTGATGCCGACGCTTGAGCTGATGGACCGCTTCGTCAAGCGGCGCCTGAACCGGCTGATCGAGGAAACCGACGCGGTGGCGGCGGTGGTGAAGGGCAACACCAAGCGCGACGCCTCGAACTCGCTGGGGTTGAAGGTGTTCGCCGGCGGATCGCTGATCATGGCGGGCGCCAATTCGCCGAACTCGCTGCGTTCCGACGCGGTGCGTTACACCATCTGCGACGAGGTCGATGGCTTCGAGTGGGAAGTGGGGCAGGAGGGCGACCCGCTGTCGCTGATCGAAAACCGGATGCGCACCTACGCGCGGCGCAAGCTGTTCATGGTGTCGACGCCGACCATCAAGGGCTATTCGCGCATCGAGCAGGAGTATCAGCGCAGCGACATGCGCCGCTACCATGTGCCGTGCCCGCACTGCGGCGAGCCGCAGCATCTGAAGTGGAAGAACCTGAAGTGGAAGACGGCGCTGCCATCGGCCCGCGCCGTGCCGGGCGTGACGGAGCGCAAGCTGGTCACGGCCGTGTGGTACGAATGCGAGCACTGCGGCGCCAGCATCGAAGAATTCCACAAGCCGGCCATGCTGGCCGGCGGGCGCTGGATCGCCGAGGCGCCCGACGCCAAGGCGCGCGGCTACCACATCAATGCCCTGTATTCGCCGATCGGCATGGGCCTGCGCTGGCCGGAACTGGCGCAGAAGTGGCTCGACGTGCAGGGCGACCTGGGCGAACTCAAGACCTTCGTCAATACCTACCTGGGCGAAACCTGGGAGGACCCGACGCGCAAGAAAACCGACGCGCGCGAGCTGGCCACGCGGGCCGAGCCCTACAAGCTGCGCACCGTGCCGCCGGGCTGCCTGCGCATCACCGTCGGCATCGACGTGCAGGACAACCGGCTGGCGGTGCAGTACCTGGGCCACGGGCGCGGCAAGAAGTGGTGGGTGCTGGACTGGCTGGAACTGCCGGGCGACCCCGGCCGCGACCAGCTCTGGCACGACCTGGCGGCGCTGCTGGAAACGCCGCTGCGCAACACTTTCGGCATCGACATGCTGCCGGCGGCGGCGGCGATCGACATCGGCGGCCACCACGCCGACGACGTGAAGGCATTCACGATCTCCGGCAAGCTGCGCTTCGCCGTCATGGCGGTCAAGGGCGCCAGCCGGCGCCTGCATGCGGTGCTGCCGCGCCGGCCCGAGAAAAAGGAATTCACCCATCGCGGCCGCACCATCAAGCGCGGCGCCGAGGTGTGGGAAGTGGGCACCGAGCATGCCAAGGACCGCTGCTACAACGACCTGGCCGGCGACCGCGAACTGGCGACCGATGAGCGGCGCGCGCACTTTTCCGACGAACTCGACGACCAGTATTTCGACCAACTCACCAGCGAGGTTTATAACCCGGTGAAGAACCGCTACGAGTGCAAGAAGGGCCGGCGCAACGAGGCGCTCGACACCTGGGTCTACGCCTGGGCGGCGGCGCACCATCCGCTGCTGCGCATCGACAAGATGCGCGACCCGGACTGGGAGCGGCTGGCGCTGGCGCTGGAGCCGCCGCCTCCGGCGAAAGTCAGCGGCGGCGACGCGCCGGCGGCGCCAGGGCAGGCGGCCAGGCCGGCGCCAGCGGCCGACCATGGATTCGGCCGTGATGGGTGGAGCCTGTGAGCGAGCGCAACGACGCCGCCGTCGAGCGCCTGCGCGAGGAGATGGTGGAGATCATCGGCCGGCGCATCGGGCTCAAGGAAAGCGTGGCCCGGCCGCTGGCGGAAGAGGTGGTCGAGGCGCTGCGCGAGCACTACGGCGCCCGCGCGCCCTACATTCCGGCGCGCAGCAAGAAAGAGGAACGCGCCGCCATCATCGCCGCCTTCAACGGCCGCAACCGGGCCGAGGTCTGCCGCAAGTTCGGCATCAGCCGGGCGACGTTCTATCGCTTGATCGGCGGCAAAGGGAAGTGATGTTGTCTCCGCCCGAGGTGTGAAATGAGACAGGAGGCATGGCATGTTGATGAAATTGCACCAAGCAGAGAAAGGAGGTGAGAACAATGGCAAAGAAGATTGCTCCGAAAGGCAATGACGGTCGGCTGACCCGCCGTCAGATCGGCGCGCTGTCGCGCAATGTGACGCGCAAGATGGCGTCCAACTACGCGCGGCGCGTCAGCGTCGGCGGCAAGGGCGGCTGATTCCGTGTCGCGGTTGCTGTTCGAGCCGGTCAAGGCGGCTAGCCGCATCAACGATGCGTGCCTAGTCGCCTTTTCGGGCGGCAAGGATTCGGTGGTGACGCTCGATCTGTGTGTGCGCTATTTCAGGCGCGTCGAGGTGTTCTTCATGTACCTGACGCCGGCGCTGTCATTCCAGGAGGCGATGTTGCGCTGGGTTGAGCAGCGCTACGCGGTGCCGGTGCATCGGGTTCCCCATTTCATGCTTTCGGAATGGCTGGCCATGGGCGCGCTGCGCAAGATGGATTTGAGCGTTCCGATCGTCAGCATCAAGGACATTTACCAGCACTTGCGGATCGAGACGGGAATCTGGTGGATCGCGGCCGGCGAGCGGCAGGCCGACAGCGTGGTGCGGCGGGCGATGATGAAGCGCTCTGGCAGCATCGACGCCGATCGCGGCCGCCTCTATCCGGTGGCGCATTTCCGCAAGGCCGACATCATGGCCTATATCCAGAAGCACAAGTTGAAGGTGGCGCCGGAATCGCGCTTTCTTGGGCATTCGTTTCGCAGCCTGATGCCGGAGGAGGTTTATCTGATGCGCAAATATTACCCGGCCGACTTCGAGGCGATCCGCCGCTGGTTCCCGTTCGTCGAGGCGAGCGTGGCGAACCATGAGCGCGCGCTGCGCGAGGCCGGCGAGTCTGTGGAGGCCGGCGCCGGTGGTTCGGCGATTACCGAGGGGGCATCATGGCGGAGAAACTGACGAAGTATCAGAAATTCGAGGCGGTGAGGGTGTGGCGACACGAGTTGGCGCCGCATCCGCAGAATCCGCGCCAGATTGCACCCGAGGCCAGGCGCAAGTTGAAGCGCAACATCAAGTCCGGCGGGCTGCTGGATACGATCGTCTGGAACCGGGCGACGGGCTATGTGGTGGGCGGGCACCAGCGGCTGTCGATTCTCGACGAGTTGGAAAAGTACGATCCGACCACGCAGGCGAACGATTACCAGATCGATGTTCTGGCGGTGAGCTTGCCTGAAAAAGACGAGCTGGCGATGCTGGCGTTCCTGAATAACCCGGCCAGCCAGGGCGAGTTCGATACCGACATGCTGGCGGCGCTGAATCTGGAGTTCGGCGTCGACTTCGCCGACATGGGGTTTTCAAAGATCGATGTCGATTATTTGTTCGATGGCGACGCGAGGTTTTCCGAGTTGTTCGCCGAAGACCCGCCCGACCTTGAAAAGACCAAGGGCACGCTGGAAGCGATCAAGGAGCATCGCAAGCAATCGACCGAGGCGATGAAAGAGGCGCAGAGCGGCGACTTCTATTTTGTGGTGGTCGCGCGCGACCAGGCAGAAAAAGACGCCGTGATGAAGCGGCTGGGCGTGCCGAATTACGAGCGCTTCATCTCGGCTGATGCGGTGATGGGCGCGCTACCAGGCGAAATCGATTGAGTCGTCCGGCGTGTCATACAGGCGCAGGCGGCCCTTGTGCGGCACGGGCGCGACTTCGCGCACATTGCGCAGGCACCAGGCGAATTGACCGGCCGGCTCGAAGTCGTCCGGCAGGTAGGCTGCCCCAAGATCGGCGGCGGTGAGCGGGCGCACGTCGTAAAGTTCTGCGGTGCAGACCTGTTCGCCGGCGGGCAGGGTGACGGCCGCGCCGTCGATGTCTACCTGCAGGGGCTTGCCCGAGGCGACGATCAGCAGGGGGCCGCGGTGCGCCGTTGGCCACGAGCGCACCTCGATGGTCTTGGCGCCGGCGAGAATGAGCGCGGCCCATGGCTGGCGGATGGCGAGGGTTTTCATGGGGCGACTCCTAGATGGTCGAGCAGGTCGGGCACGGTGATTTCCCCGGTGAGGATCAGCAGCAGCCACCAGGCGCTTTCTGGCATGGCGCGGTGATTGGCGATGTCGGCGCCCGATGTCCATTTGCGAATGGTGCGCGAATCGACGCTCAGCAGGCGGGCGGCCATGCTGCCGGTGAGGTGGTGGCGGGCCAAGACGCCACGCAGGGCGCCTGGGGTGTAGATTTGAATGGTCATGGCGCGAAGGATGGTTTGAGTTTGACGAGGCAGGCCACGCGCCCAGGCTGGTAGGGGCGCCCGCGCTGCTGCGGCATCATGCCCGCCCCGGCGTGTACGTTGGGCTGCCGGCCTTGTCTTCGGCCATCACCTCGGCGATCAGGTCGTCTGCCGTGCTGTCGCGCGCGCCGCCAGCGGCAAGGTGCGCGTGATACCAGGCGGCGATCAGCCCGGCGACGTTGTCCTCGTCCTGATCACGGAAGATGGCGATGTCAAGGCTGTTGGCGGCGCATATGGCCTCGATGGGCCGCCAGTCGAAGCTGATGGCGCCCGTGGGCTTGCGTGTGAGCTTGAGGTCGGCGAAGTCGATGCCATCGGGCAGGGTGATGGCGGTGGCGTGAGTGGTCATCAGCAGCACTCTTCGTAGCCCATGGTGTAGGTGGTAATCTGGTCGGTATGTCCTGGGCGGCGCGATGGCTCTGTCCGTTTGGTGATGTTGATGGCATCGATGGCCGCCAGCGGGATGAGTTTGCCTGCCACCCAGACGCAGTCGTCCTCGACGCTGGCGCCGGTGCTGGCGCGGCCGGCGTTGTAGGCGGCATAGACCGCCGACATGACGGCGCCGATCTGCGCTCCGGTCATGCTGTCCATCATGTCCTGGGTAATGTAGTCCGAAACGGCGGCGATGGTGCGGGTGCCGGCAAATCCGGTATAGGCCGCTTTGGCGCGGCGCATCTTGATGTTGTGGTTGGCCATGATGGCTCCTTATGCGATGGCGTTGTCGGAAAAAGCGGTCTTGTAGCGTAGCACCTGGCGCCTGAACGCGGCGAGGCGCTCGAAGGTCTGGCGCACGCGGTAGCGGGTGCGGCCGATGCGAAACTCAACCATGCGCTCGCCGTCGCGCGAGGCGTCGGCCGCTGCAGCGTCGATATCGGCCAGCAGGGCACGCAGTGCAGCGTAGCCGCGCCGGGCGATCTGCGGGTAGTCCTGGCGCGCGACCGGCGCCGGCGCGGCCGGCGGTTCCGGCGCAACGGCGGCCGGCAGCGTCGAGACGGGCGGCGCGATCGGCGTGCGGCGACGGCTGACTTTGCGCCGCGCCGGCTCCGGCATCCTGGCGCGCAGCTTGTGTAGTCGCCGGGCTCCTGCGGCCTCCTGATGCTGCAGGTAGGCGTCGCGCATGGCGTCGATCAGCGTCGAGAGCGGGTTTGTGGTAGTTCTCATCAGGGTTCTCCTTTCTCCTGGTAGCGGCCTTGCCCGAAATGGGCCGGCCATGAGTCGCATAATAGGCCCATTGGGCCTAGATGCAATTAAATTGTTTATATAGCCACATTCATCTTATTTATAGCCATCTTGTCTCATGTCTTAGGGTGATTTGAGACGCCCGCGCGGGCAATCTGCAGCCATCTATGGAGGCGGCGCATGGCATTTACCCAGGCAGACCTTGACGCGATCAACGCGGCCATCGCCGGCGGCGAGCTGACGATTGGCCTTGGCGACATGCGCATCACGTATCGCAGCACCGACGAGCTGCTCAAGGCCAAGGCAGCGATCGAGGCCGACCTGGCGCTGCAGGCGTCGGCTTCGACGCCGCGCCCCTACCCGCGCCACATGCTGGCGGACTTTTCGGACGAGTGACCATGGCCAACGTCGTCGAGCGCGCCATTGCCGCATTGTCGCCCGCCTGGGCGGCGCGCCGTGCCCATGATCGGCGCATCCTGGCGTATTACGAGGCGGCGTCGCCCGGCCAGACGCGCAAGGGCCGCCGCGAGACGGCCAGCGCGAACGATGCGATCCTGCGCGCGGGGTCCAGCCTGCGCCAGCAGGCGCGGCATCTGGAGCAGAACCACGATATCGCGCTCGGCGTGCTGAACGTGCTGGTGGCGAACACGGTCGGGGCGACGGGCATCACCGTGGAGCCGCAGCCGCGCGGGACGGACGGCGCGATCCACGCCGATTTCGCGCGCGAGCTGCTCGATCTCTACAAGGACTGGTGCCGCCGGCCGGAGGTGACCTGGCAGCACGACTGGCCTTCGGCGCAGCGCCTGCTGGCGCGCACCTGGTATCGCGACGGCGAGGTGTTCGGGCAGTTGGTGGAGGGGGTTTCGCCCTGGCTCGACCATGGCACGAAGGTGCCGCTGTCGATCGAGATGCTGGAGCCGGATTTCGTGCCGATGGAATACCAGGCCATGAGCCCGACCATCGCGCAGGGCATCGAGGTCAATGCCTGGGGCCGGCCGGTGGGCTACTGGGTGCACAAGCAGGACCCGGCCGGGGTGATGGGCCTGCTGACCGCCGGGGGGCTGAAGCGCATCGAGTCGGCGCGCATGCTGCACCTGGCCAACCGGCATCGCATCCGCCAGCTTCGCGGCGTGTCGGTGTTCGCCTCGGTGCTCGGCCGGCTCGACGATCTGAAGGACTACGAGGAATCCGAGCGCATCGCGGCGAAGGTGGCGGCGAGCATGGCGGCGTTCATCCGCAAGGGCACGCCGGACATGTACGAGACCGAGACGGATTCGCCGCGCGGCCTCAAGTTCCGCGCGGGCATGGTGTTCGACGATCTCAAGCCCGGCGAGGACATCGGCACCATCGACACGAACCGGCCGAACCCGAACCTGGAATCCTACCGCTCGGGCCAGCTCAAGGCGGTGGCCGCCGGCACCGGGCCGAGTTATTCGAGCATCGCCCGCACCTACGACGGCACTTATTCGGCGCAGCGCCAGGAGCTGGTCGAGGGATGGGTGGCCTACGCGATGCTGCAGAGCGAATTCACGGCGCGCATCGTGCGCCCGACCTACGAGCGATTCGTCGCGCTGGCGCTGGCTTCGGGGCAGATCAAGCCGCCGGCCGGCATCGTCCGCGAAACGCTCGACGATGCGATCTATATCGGCCCGCAGATGCCGTGGATCGATCCGCAGAGGGAGGCGGAATCCTGGGCAACCCTGGAAGACCGCGCCTATGCCAGCGGCCCGGAAATCATCCGCCGGCGCGGCGGCAACCCGATGGAAGTGCTCGACCAGCAGCAGCGCTGGCAGTCCGAAAAGGACAAGCGGCACCTCAACCCGCCGCCCGCTGCGAACCCCCGGCCACCCGGCCGACCGAAAGCGACTTCACCCACCTCACCCACCCCAGGAGACTGACCCATGAAAAAGACATTCCGCACCCTCATCGCCGGCCTGATGCTGGCCGTCACCTCGCTGGCCTTTGCCGGCGCGCTCACCGACTACGCCGAAAACAAGGTCGTCGATGCGCTGATCCGAGGTCAGACGCTCGGCGCCCCGGCGACCTGGTACGTCGCGCTGTACACGACCTGCCCGACGGATTCGACCGGCGGCACGGAGGTGACGGGCGGCAGCTACGCCCGCGTCGCCGTCACCGCCGGCCTCACGCAATGGGCCGGCACGCAATCCGCCGGCAGCACCACCGCCTCGAGCGGCACCGGAGGCACCACCAGCAACAACGCCACCGTCACGTTTCCCGCGCCGACCGCCAACTGGGGCACGGTGACGTGCTGGGGCCTCACGGACGCCAGCACGGCCGGCAACATCTGGGTCTATTCGACGCTGACCACGAACAAGACCATCAACAACGGCGATGCCGCGCCGAGCTTCGCCGCGGGCGCCGCGACCTTCCAGATCGACAACTGATCGGGCTGACATGCTCAATCTCGCTTCGACCAGCCACGTCCTGCGCCTCGTCACTGGCGCGGCGGCGGATATACGCGTGCATCGCTCGTGGGTCGACCTGTCGGGCACGACGGTCACGCCGGATGGCGGGCCGCTGGCGCCCATCACCACCGCCACCACCACCACCGTGGTGTCGGCGCCGGCCGCCAGCACCATCCCCAACGTCACCGCCCAGAAGATCATCGGCGCGCCCGGCATCCGGCTCTACAACGGCACCTGCCTGTTGCATGGCGTCCTGACCTCTGCCACGACCGCGACGTTTTTCTCGGGCGAGTTGACGATCATGGAGAAATGACATGGCCCTCATTGACGACATCCGCGCCCTGCCCCAAGAGGTGCTGGATACACGAGACACCGTGCAGATCGCGGCGGCGCTGCCGGTCATTGTTTCCGTGCGCCCACACATGATCACCGAGCGTGGCGTCATGTCGGCGCTGCCGGTCCCTGCCGGGGATGCTTTTCTGTCCGCGCTTGAGGCATTTGCGGCAGCTACCTTGCCCGATGGGCACCCACTTGCCGCATACCACGGGACGATCAGGCGCGGCATCGGGTGGCTTAAAACATCCGAGGGGCTTGATGTCGGCGATCCGTTGTCGCGTTTGATGCTTGACACCCTTGCCATGGCCGGCGTCGTTGATGCCGGTAGCGTTGCTGCAATCAAAGCGCTCGCTGAAGTCACCGAGCGGGTATCCGAATCCGATGTCATTCGCGCATGCTACGGCGATGGCCCTGACTGGATGGTATAGACATGGCGAGTTCACGCGTCGAAACACAAATCACATGGTCATCTGCGAGCAGCGTGACCGTCAGCAGCGCGACCGTCGTCTGGTCGGACGCTTTCAGTTATAACGCCGAAGACTGGGACGCTGAATTGCAGGTCAATGCCGACAACGCCGGCACGCCGGCCAGTGGCGACACTTGCTCGGTGTACGTGGCCTACACGACGGGCGATATCCTGGGTGATACCGGCGACGACTTTTCCAGCGCCGAGCATTCCGAGTTCGTGATGATGTTGGATACCTACGCGACCAACACGCCTGGCGAAGACCCTGCCAACCGGACATCCCCGTTGCGCACGGCGGCCAAGGCGTTCAAGGTCGGCGTGTCCTGCCCGAATGCCGCAAGCAGAAACATCGTCGTCCGCGCTCGAGTTATCACGCATAGGCCGCAGTAGTGTTCATCCCGCACCGAGAGGTTTGGAAGAGACAGCCGCAGGTGGCGGTGGGGATTGATTGGCGCAATCCACTGACGCGTGGATTAACTACCGCTGTGTTGCCGCATCTCGGGTTCGACGCCGTCAGCAGAGAGATCGTTGGCGTACTGGGTACAAAGCCGGCGGTCGTGCCAGGGGGAAATGGGTTGGCGATCTCCCCGTCCGCGGGATCGATAACGCTGTCCAGCATGATCGCCAAACAAGTCAGCGCGCCGCCCCTCACCGTGCTCGTGATCATGACGCGCACTGGATCAATGGCGCAGTATGCACGCGTGGTCGATTGTGCCTATGGCGCGTCGGTTGACGGCGGATGGGATATCGAAGCAGATGGTTCCGGTGGTCTAGTGTTTGTATCGTGGTCCGGCGGCTCATTTTCACCCTTGAACTCTGTGGGCTTGACGATCGGTGCCCCGAGCGTTTTCGCTGCGACCCATGATGGTGTTAAGGCAACTGCGTATCTTGATGGCTTGCTGAAACAGGGGCCGATGTCGAGGACTATTTCCGCGACCACGAAGAACGAGCCGTTCGCCATTGGGTCAACGCGCAATGGGACCAATTTTGGCGCGGGATGTCTCATTTTTGCCGTCATGACGTTCGGCCGGGTACTGCCGGCCGAAGAAATCGCCTCTCTCTCCGCCAACCCCTGGCAAATCTTCAGACCATAAGCCATGCCGATCAGACTTATATTTGTGCCGGCGGCGGGGGGTGGTCAGATTGTCCTATCGGGCGCGGCCTATGCGCAGGCGGTGGCGTCCGGCGGACTGCTGACGCAGATCGCGCTGGCCGGCGCAGCGCAGGATGCGGCCACGGCGACGGGTGCGCTGACGGCGCAGATCACCCTGGCGGGTGCGGCCCTGTCGGTCGCCACGGCCTCCGGCTCGATGTCGACGCCTATCGATCTGTCCGGCGCGGCGATCGCGGTGTCGAGCGCGGGCGGCAACCTGACGGCACAGATCACGCTGGCGGCATTGGCGCTGGCGCAGGCAACGGCCGGCGCGACGCTGACGGCGCAGATCGTGCTGTCCGGCCAGGCGGCCGGCCAGACGGCGACGTCGGGAATCCTGACGACGCAGATTCCGCTCACCGCGGCGGCGCTGGCACAGGCGGCCGCGACGGGCAGCCTGACGACGCAGATTCCGCTTGCCGGCGCGGCGGTTGCGCAAGCATCGGCGGCCGGACAACTCAACGGAGGCGCGGCGGCGCTCGCCGGCGCAGCCCTGTCGGTCAGCACCGCCGGCGGCCAACTGACGACGCAGATTCCGCTTGCCGGCTCGGCCATCGCGCTGGCGCAATCCTCGGCAGGACTCACGGCACAGATCACACTGTCCGGCGCGGCACTGGCGCAGGCGGCGGCCTCGGCCGGGCTCACCACCGGCAGCGGCGGCCTGTCGGCGACGGCAAGCGCGCAAGCCACCGCCGGCGCGACGCTGACGACCTCGATCCGGCTGGCCGGGTCGGCGCTGGCGCAAGCCTCGGCCTCCGGCAGCCTCGGCGGGCAGGCGGCGCTGGCGGCCAATGCCGCCGCGCAGGCCGGCGCCACCGGCGTGCTGACCACCGTCATCCAGCTCTCGGCGCAGGCCATCGCACAGGCGATCGCGGCCGGCAGCCTGACGACGCGCATCGCCCTGGCGGGAGATGCCATGGCCACGGTGGCGGCGGGGGGCGATCTGTCCATCGGCATCACCGGGCTCCCGCCGCGCGGCACGCTCATCGCCGACCGCCTCGCCATGGCCAGCGCCAATCGTCGCGTGTCAGTCATTGGAGTGAATCTGTCATGAGCATAACCCCGCTCGTTACCGGCGACGATCTGCGCCTGCCGGTCGCCCTCAAGATCAACGGCGCCGCCTTCGACGCCGCCGCCGCTACCATCAAGGCGCGCGTCGTTTCGCTGGATCACGCGACGGCGCTGACGGCCGAGGCGGCGCAATCGCCGGCAACGCCCGGGGCCAACTGGGCGCAGTCGCTGGTGGTGGTCGTCATCCCGGCCACCGACACGGCCGTCATCGCCAGCTACGGCATGGCGCTGCTGGAAATCCAGGTGGCCAGCGATATCAAGGAAACATGGTTCGTGCCCCTCAACATCGTGCAGGGCCAGATCGCGTAGTTCCCGGCCGCAAATAGTCTCATTTCGCGGGAAGAAATGAGACGGCCGCGCGGGCAATCTGCTCCCACTGTTTCACGGGAGCGGACATGCACCAACCGATCAAGCGCGACTGGTACGAGATCAAGGCGGAAGGCCCGGCCGGCGACGGCCAGCGCAGCGCCGAAATCTACATCTACGGCAACATCGGCGACCGCTGGGACGAGCAGTCGGTGACGGCCGCCTCGTTCGTGCGCGACTTGCAGATGGTCGCGGCCGAGAAACTGGTGGTGCGCATCAACTCCTACGGCGGCTCCGTGCCCGACGGGCTGGCCATCTACAACGCGCTGCAACGCCACCCGGCGGCCATCGAGGTGCAGGTCGATGGCGTCGCCATTTCGTGCGCCGGCTATATCGCCATGGCGGCCGACCATCTGGTGATGGCGGAAAACGCCATGCTGATGATCCACGCGCCCTGGGGCGCGGCCATCGGCAACGCGGCCTCGCTGCGCGACCAGGCCGACATGCTCGACAAATACGCCGAGGCGATGTCGGGCAGCTACGCGAAGAAGTGCAAGAAGCCGCAGGCCGAGATTCTCGGCCTGCTCACCGACGGCAAGGACCATTGGTACACGGCCAGCGAGGCCCAGGCCGCCGGCTTTGCCGACGCGGTCGGCCCGGCGGTTTCGGTCGCCGCCTGTGGCGACTTTTCCAGATTTTCCCCACCGGCGGCGGCTGCCGCCTTCAACCTCCCGAAGGAGATCGTCATGCCTGATATCACCCCGGCGGCCACCCCGCAACCCGCCGCCCCGGTCGCTGCCGCGCCCGCCACCCCTTTTGCCCGCACCAAGGAGATGAACACCGAGGTGCTGGCGATGTTCAAGCCGTTCGCCGAGCGCGACGGCGTGACGGCGCTGCAAACCGAGATCCTCGCCGATCCGGCCGTCACCATCGAGCAGGCGCAGGCCCGCCTGCTGGCCAAGCTGGGCGAGAAAAGCGAGCCGGCCACGCCGGTCGCGGCTTTCCCGAAGATCGAGACGCTGGTGGATGAGCGCGACCAGTTCCGCTCCGCTGCCTCGAGCGCGATCGTGGTGCGCGCCGGCCTCGACCCCGAGTCGGCCAAGACCATCCGCGCCAACCCGTATCGCGGCGCCCGGCTGCTGGACCTGGCCCGCGCCAGCCTGCAGCGCATCGGCGTCAAGACGGACGGCATGAGCCAGATGGAAGTCGTCGCCGCCGCCTTCACGCAATCGACCAGCGATTTCCCGATCCTGCTGGAAAACGCCATGCACAAGTCGCTGCAGGCGGCTTACGCCGTGGCGGCCCTGACCTGGCGGCGCTTCTGCCATGTGGGTTCGGTCTCCGACTTCCGCGCCCATCCGCGCTACCGCGTCGGCAGCCTGTCGAACCTCGACTCGATCAACGAGTTGGGCGAGTTCAAGAACAAGACGATCCCGGACGGCGAGAAGTCGAGCATCACCGCCGGCACCAAGGGCAACATCATCAACCTGTCGCGCCAGGCGGTCATCAACGACGACCTGGGCGCTTTCGTCGGACTTTCCGCCAGCCTGGGCCGCGCAGCGGCGCGCACCATCGAATCGGATGTCTATGCCCTGCTGGCCTTGAATTCCGGCATGGGCCCGACGATGAGCGACACCTACTCGCTGTTCCATGCCAACCACAGCAACGTGGGCAGCGGCGCCGCCATCAGCATGGCCGCGCTGGATGCCGACCGCGTGGTGCTGGCCTCGCAGAAGGATGTCGGCGGCAACGATTACCTCAGCCTTTCGCCGGCGGTCCTGCTGGTGCCCATGACCCTGGGCGGCACGGCGCGCGGCATCGTCGGCGCCGAGTACGACCCGGACACCACCGGCAAGCTGCAGAAGCCCAACATCGTCAAGAACATGGTCGGCGACGTGGTCGACACCCCGCGCCTGACCGGCACCCGCCGCTATCTGTTCGCCGACCCAAACGAGGCGCCCGTGCTCGAGGTGGCGTTCCTCGACGGCACGCAGGACCCGTATCTCGAGCTGCAAAACGGCTTCGAGGTCGACGGCGCGGCCTACAAGGTGCGGCTCGATTACGGCGTGGGCGCCATCGATTATCGCGGCGCGGTCACCAACGCCGGCGTCTGATCCATCACCCGGACCCTGAAAGGACAAGATCATGAAGACCTACATTCAATCGGGCGACCGCCTGACCCTGACCCCGGGCGCCGCTGTTTCCGCCGGCGTCGGCTACCTGTTCGGCACCGGCCTGTTCGGTGTGGCGCTCAACGACTGCGCTTCCGGCTCGGCCGGCGAGTTCGTCGTCGAGGGCGTCGTCGAGATCGCCAAGACCTCGGCGCTGGCCATTTCGGTCGGCGACCGCGTGTTCTGGGACAGCGTCAACAAGGTGGTCAACAAGACGACGACCGCGCAGCAATGCGTCGGCATCGCCATCGAGGCGGCCGGCAACCCGAGCGCGACGGTCAAGGTCAAGCTCGGCCATCACGTTGCGGTCGCAGCCTGATTCCTGACCGGCCATGCCCACCGCCGCACAGTTCCTGCGCACCTTCGAACGCGCCGGCTTCCTGGTCACGATGGCCTGGGCGCCGGCCGGCGGCGGTGTCGCGGCGGATTTCAAGGCGCGCTTCGAGGCGGGCGGCGCGCCGGTGCTGGCCGGCATGGTGACGGCGGCGGAGCCGGCGATCACCTTTGAGACCGCGCGGGTGCCGGCGCTGACCAATGGCGACATGGTCTACGCCAGCGGCAATGAGTACAAGGTGCGCGACGTGACGCCGCTTTACGACGGCACGCTGACCCGGGCGCTGCTGCGCAAGACGTCATGAGCACGAAGCGGCTGCAGGTGCGCGACGCCCTGGTGGCGACGGTGGCGGCGGCCAGCGGGCTGGTGCCGTACAAGAACCTGGACCACGCGCTGGAAGACCGCAACCTGCCGGCGGTGGCGATCGTCAGCGGCGAGGATGCGCCGGACGACGCCAACAGCACTTTTGACGAACTGGCCTGGCGCGCGCGCTTCGGCGTGCACGTGCTGGTGGCCATGAGCGACGATCCGGAGGCGGCCGCCGACGCGATCGAGGCGGCCATTGTGGCCGCGCTGGCGGCCGACGTTTCGCTGGGCGGCGTGGCGACGCGCTACGAAATGGCCGGGGGCGAGTGGGAATTCGATCTCGGCGATTGCGCGCTCCGGCGCGTGGTGATTGACATATTTTTCTTCGCATAAGGAGCGAACGACATGGGCAAGACCCTTTCCACCGGCGCGATCCTCTCGATCGCCAAGACCTACGGCACGTCGTCCAACATGACCGCCATCACCAACGCCACGGAAGCGGTCGCCACCTTGGCCGTCGGACATGGCGTTGTCGCCGGCGACTATCTCGAGGTCACCTCGGGGTGGGGCCTGTTGAACGCGATGATCGTGCGCGCCAAGACGGTGTCGACCAACGACGTGACGCTGGAAGGCATCGCCACCACCGATACCACGAAGTACCCGGCCGGCAGCGGCACGGGCAGCATTCGGCGGATCACCGCCTGGGATGCCATGTCGCAGGTGAAGAACCTGTCGCGCTCCGGCGGCGAGCAGAAGTGGGCGGACGCCACGGCGCTCGAGGATGTGGTGGAAACCCAGATGCCGACCACGCGCGGCGCCATTTCGATGAGCATCGACGTGTTCGACGATCCGACCCTGGCCTGGTATTCGTCCGTGCAGACCGCTTCCGACGCCGGCACGCCCTATGCCTTCCGCATTGCGCTGAAGAGCGGCGCGAAAGTGGTCGCCAATGCCTACTGGTCATTGATGGACGTGCCCGACATCCAGCGCGACCAGATCCTGACGACCAACATCGCGCTGTCGTTCGCGGCCAAGCCGAAGCGCTACGCGACCTGATGACGGTTTGCCGGCGGCAGCGGGACACTCCTCCCTCCCGCGTCGCGCCCCTCGCCTCGGCGCGGCGGCCGTCGGCATCCCGATGAGGCGAACACGAGAGGCGACATCATGTTCAAGAAACAACCGAATCCCACATTCCCGGCGCGCGTCGAGATCAACATCCCAGACGCGGCCGAGCCCGGCGCGCTGCATGTCGTGTTCCGGCGCATGGGCCGCAAGGCGTTCACGGAGCTGCTGAACAAGGTGGCCTCGGGACAGTTGAGCGAAGCGGCGGCCATGGGCGACCTGCTCGATGGCTGGGACGAGACCGCCGAGGACAGCATGGTGACGGTGCCCTACGGGGCGGCGGCGCTCGAGAGTCTGCTTGATACGTTCTGGGGTGCCGGCGGCGCGCTGACGCAAGCCTATGTGCGGGCGCAATCCGAGGCGCGCGCAAAAAACTGATCGACGCCGCCGAGTCGAGATTCGGCGGCGACGAAGCGGGTGACTGGTCGGACCTCGGCTTTGCCGAGGATGATTTCGAGGTGAGCGGGCCATGCGAAATTTGGGCGTGCAACTGGAAGTCGGTGATGCTGTTCAGAGGCATGGCCTCGCAATGGCGGATCGGCTTCGCCGGCCGCGAGTCGCTCGACCTGGCGGCGCTGCCGGCCGTGGCCCGGGCGCTGCGCATCCGCGTGACGCCGCGCCGGCTGACCGACCTCGAGGTGATGGCCAACGCGGTGTTGCGCATGTCACGCCGCCGGGCGGGGTAGACCATGGGTGATGTAGCCTTTTCCATCAGCGCCGACGACCAGGCCAGCCCGGCGATCCTGGCGGCGCAACAGGCGCTTCGCGGGCTGGGCATGGCCGCGGGCCTGGTGGCGGGGCAACTCGGCGGAATCTTCGCGACCTACGCGATGGGCGTCAAGCGCGTCATCGACGACGCGGACAACCTGAACGACCTGTCGAAGAAGATCGGCATCGGCGTCGAGCAGTTGTCGTCGTACAAGATGATCGCCGAGCAGTCGGGCACCAGCCTGGACCAGGTGGGGCGCGGCATCAAGTCGCTGTCGGCGGCCATGCTGACCCACGGCGCGGCCTTCAAGGCGGCCGGCATCGACACGATGGACGCGGACAAGGCCTTCCGGCAACTGTCCGACCTGTTCGCGGTGATGCCGGACGGCATGCAGAAGACCGCGCTGGCGATGAAGCTGTTCGGCCGCGAGGGCATGTCGCTGATCCCGCTGCTCAACGAGGGCAGCCGCGGTCTGGACGAGTCGGCGCGCAAGTCGGCGCAATACGCCGAGGCGATGGCCAAGCTGGCGCCCAGGGCCGACGAGTTGAAGGACAAGCACACCGAGCTGGACATCGCGCTGAAGGCGCTCTACGCCAATACCGCGCTGCTGGTGGTGCCCAAGTTGACCGAGATCGCCACCACGATGTCGTTCGCCGCGCGCGAAAGCGGCATGCTGACGGCGGCATGGGTCGGGTTCGGCGGGGTGGTGGATGCGCTGGCGCCGAAGATGTCGAAGCTCGCGGCGGAATGGGAAAAGTTCAAGTTATTCGGGAAATCGAAGAATACCGACGATGCGCTGCATGACGCCGAATATCAATTGGCGCGGCTCGAGGCGTCACCCATCAATAGCATGCCCGCATGGCTGGTGCCGGGCAAGCTGCTCCAGGACGCGAAGAAGGACGAGCTGCGCGCGGCGATTGCCGGGCTGAAGGATTTGCGCGCCGAAGAGATGGCTAGCGCCTATTCCGCCAGCTACTCCAACGAGGGCCGCCGCTCGACCTATCAGCAGATGGCCGACGGCGCCACGGGCAGCTTAAAGCAGGTCACGGATGCCGAGAAGCGCTATCAGGCGCTACTGAAGGAGTTCGGCGGGAAGGACAGGAGCGGCGGCGTCGATCAGGAGGCCTCCGCGCTGGAGTCGCTCGAGTTGCGGTTGATCGGCGTCAACGAGCAATTCTCGGAATTCGACAAGGTCGTCGAGAAGGTGACCAAAGGGGCCTGGAAGGGGTTCGGTGATGTCACCAAGGCCAACCTGCTGGCGGTGGCCGGCGAAATCGACGAGATGCGCGAGGCGAAAAAGGCCTGGGATGAATTCGACAAGGCTACGGAAGAATACCTGAAGCATCGGGAAGCGCTGGAAAAAGAGCGTGCGGCCGACATTGCCGCCATTGCGCATGAAGCCGACAGCCTGCTGGTCAAGGCCGCGGCTGCCGAAGAGGAGAACCTGCGCATCGGCATGAGCGCGGAAGGCCTGGCCGAACTGACCCGCAAGCGCTACGACGAGCAGATTGCCGTCAAGCAGGCGCGCATCGAGATGTTGCGCGGCGTTGAGGGGCGCGAGGGCGAGGTTTACGCACTCGAGCAGCAGATTGCCGCGCTCGGGCGGCTGCGCGATGCCGAAGTGTCGCGGCCGAAGCTGCAGGAGCAGGCGCAGGCCTGGGAAAACTTCGCACGCGACATCGAGCAGGCGCTGACCGATTCGCTCTATCGTTCGTTCGAGGCCGGCAAGGGGTTCGGCGAAACCTTCGCCAAGTCTCTGAAAAACACTTTCAAGTCGATGGTGCTCAAGTTCGCCGTGCAGGCCACCATCGGGGGCGCCGGACAAGCGCTTGGCTTGCAGACGTCGGCAGGCGCCGCGTCAGCCTGGAACACACTGTCCGGAAACAACTGGAGCGGCGCATCGAATCTCGCCGGCCTCTGGAACGGCTACGGAAACGCCATGGGGCCGCCGGTCGAAGGCAGCCTGGCGGACTACGCCTCCTACCTCAACGGCATGCCGATCGGCGGCATCCTGTCGGCGTACTCGGTCGGCGGCGTCAGGGGCTTCGCCACCGGCGTCGGCTCGACGGCGCTGGCGGGCGGGGTCGGCGGTCTGGCGTCCGGTGCGGGCTTCATGTCCGGCGCGACCGGCGCGCTGGCTTCGATGGGGCCGTATGGCTGGGCGGCGCTGGCGGCGGCCGCGATCCTGGGCATGAACCAGGGCGGCGGCACGCCGCACACCGGCGGCACGGCGTATTCCTCGGGCGATGGCTACCAGACGCCGCGCGGACGCGATGCGATCAATGCTTATTACGCCGACCCGACCGCCGACAACAAGATGGCGTTGTCAGACTGGACGAAGCGCTGGTCGCAGGCTACGGCCGATGCGCTCGGCCCGGCGGCCGAGGGCTTCGCCAAGACGTTCAACAAGATCGTCATGGCCAATGGAGCCGCCGGCGGCTACACGGTCGGCCTCGGGTTCAGCGCCGACGGCGAGGACCCCGTGCGCGCGCGCTCGACCATCCTCGATGCGCTGGGCAGGCAGGTGGCCTGGACCAGGGACTTCAACAAGCTCGGCTCCGACCCGCAGAAGGGCCTGGAGCTGATGCTGACCGACCAGGTGCCGAAGCTGATGCTGTCGGCCCTGCGCGAGGTCGATCTGGGCAAGACGCTGAACGAATTTTTCGATTCGTCCATCACGTCGGCGGGCGACCTGCTGCAAACCCTGACCAAGGAGCAGACGTCGGCCATGCTCGAGCTGATGTCCTCCGGAACGCTCGACGACATTATCGACCGCATGCACCTGACGCGCATGTCGTTCGCCAACGTGGCCACGTCGGTGACGGACTTCCTGCCGGCCATGCAGCAAGCCGAGCAGGCGTTCCAGGCCGTCAGGGCGCAGATCGCCGACATTCGGGCGGCCTCGTCGCAAATGTTCGTCGATTCGGCGCGCTCGATCAGGCTCGACGTGCTGGACAACCAGGGCAAGTACGACTTTTTCAAGCAGGAGGTCGAACGCTATCGCGACGTGATGATGTCGCTCACCGATGCCTCGCTGATCCAGGACTACGCCGCCAAGATCAACCAGACGCTGATGGCGTCCTGGGGGGTGTTGGACGACACGCAGAAGCAGGCTTCGGTCGACAAGTACGAAAAGCTGTTCGCCGAGGCGGATCAATTGACGTCCGACCGGCTGGCTCAAGCTGAGCAGGTCGCCGCCGACGAGCGGCTGAAGTGGGCTGAATCGGTGGGCACGGCCATCAACCAGGCCATGGACCGCGCGGCGGCCAAGATCGCGGCGGCGGTGCCGCAGCGCATCGAGGTCGGCGTCAATGTCTCCGGCAACGTGGCCGCCTCAAGCGAAGTGGTGGCCTACTGATGCGCACGCTGTCCGGAACACTGGCCGCCGAGCTTGGCCTGACCCTTACCCGGCCGGGCTACCTGGTCGAGCTTGGCTTTGCGTCGATCCTGCGGCTGTCGACCCTGGGGGCCCTGAGCTACAACGGCTATTCGTGGTATCCCGCCGACATCAAGGTGGCGGGGCTGTCGCGCAACGAGCAGGGCCAGCAGGCGGGCACGCTGTCGATCGGCAATGCCGACCTCGATTACGGCGCGCTGATCCTGAGCGAGGGCGTGGCGGACAGGGTCATTCGCATCTGGTCGGTGTGGGCGGGGGCTCCGTCCGAGGCAATGCCTGAGTTCGACGGCATCGGCGACGATGCGGAGATCAACGGCCTGCGCGTCACCATCAAGCTGTCCAGCGGGGCGCGGCGTTATGCCTACTCGCCGCGCCGGATCATCGGCCCGCAAACGGGCGTCAACGTGCGGTTGCCGGCAGGCACGCGCATCACGGTGGGCGGTATGACCGTGACCCTGGGGGCGGCGTCGCGATGAGCTATCCGAATTACGACATCCGGCTCGGGGCGACGTCCGTGCCCGACACCGGGCGCGAGTTCGCGCGTGCCACCAACGGCGCGTTGCGCGGGCGCAGCTTCTTCACCGCATCGAAACGCACGTTCCAGATCACCCACGTGTTGACGCAGGCGCAGCTGGTGGCGTGGCGGGCCTACATCGCGGCCATGACCACGGACACGTTCGTCTGGCCGCGCGACGGCCTGACTTATACCGTGACCCTGGCCGGCGATCCGAAGGAAACGCCGCTCGGCGGCGGGGTCTATACCGAGGTGTCGCTGGAGCTGCGGGAGGTCTGATGCTGACCCTGCCCGACCAGAACTGGACCTCCTCGAACACGAACCTGCCGTGGATCGTGCGGCGGCTGCTGTCGGGCGTGGTGCCGGCCTCGGAACTGAACGAGACGGCCCAGCCGGTCAGCGAAACGCAGATGACTACCATCGGCGACCGCGAGCGCCTGCGCGTGCTGTATGGCCGCGTGCGCGTCGGCGCCCAGGTGATCAATGCCGTGCCCTACGGCGGCGCGGCACTGGCCGTGCAGTGCGTGTGGGGCGAGGGCGAGATCACCAGCATTGAGAGCGTGCTGCTCAATAACGAGACCCCGGCGGTCAGTGACGGCCACTACATGGGGACGGCTTCGCAGACGGTCAATGCGGTGCTGGCCTACGGCATGGCGCAGATGGGGGTTTCGTACGCCGACACCCTGAACGGGATCGCTTATTCCGTGTTGCGGGTGCCGATGGACGCGGCCGGCATGGAGATTGCCGCGATCATCAATGGCAAGAAACTTTACGACCCGCGCAGCGGCCTGACGGTGTGGAGCGACAACCCGGCGCTGGCGCTGGCCGATTTCCTGTCGAGCACGGTCTATGGCATGGGGTTGTCGGTCGATTGGGCCTCGGTGACCACGGTCGCCAATGCGTGCGACGAACTGGTGTCGGGCGTCAAGCGGCGCCGGCTCGGGCTGGTCATCGACGAGGCGCGCACGACGCAGGAGTGGTTGAACACGCTGCGCACCTACGCCGGCTGCTGGGTGGTGATCGACGGGTCCAGCGCCAAGTTGGTGGCGGACCGTCCGCGCAGCACCGACAAGACGATCCTGCATGCTTCCGGCCAGATCGCCGCGCTGGGCAAGATTGGCAAGCGCGGCACGTCGGCGCTGCCCAATGCCGTCGAGATCATCTATACCGATACCAGCGTGATTCCGTGGCGCGAGGCGTCGGTGCTGTCGCCGACCATGGGGCTGCCGAGCGGGCTGCCGCCTTCGCAGGTGGCGTTGCCCGGCATCCAGAACGCATCGCAGGCCCGGCGGGAAGCGATCGAGCGCATCAACAAGCTGTGGTTGTCCGACCTGTCCGTCGAGTTGACGTTGTTCGACGATGGCGTGGCGGTCGAGGTCGGCGACGTGATCGAGGTCACGCACCCGATCGGCCTGTCGGCCAAAAAGATGCGCGTGCTCGACGTGGCCAACGACTACGGCCGTTTCCGCGTGTCGGCCTCGGAATACGATCCGGCGGTGTATTCGGACGCGGTGGCGACCGATCCGAGCTACCCGGACACCAATTTCACCAGCCCGGCCTCACCGCCGACCTTGACCGGGCTGACGGCCGTCGAGGAGCTTTATCAGCTCGAGAACGGTAATTATTCCAGCCGCATCCGTGCCGCGTGGTCGGCGCCAACGACCTACCCGTACCCGTACCAGACCGAGGTCGAGGTGTGGGGCGGCGGCGTGTTGCTGGGTGGCGGCCTGACCCGGCAGGTCGAGTGGGCCTCGCCGTCGGTGCAGGAACTGGTGACCTATCAGGTGCGCATCCGCATTGCCGGCAGCACGGGCGCGGTGGGCACGTGGGCCTATGCCAGCGTCACGGCGGTGGGCAAGTTCGCGCCGCCCGGCAACGTGCCGCTGCTGTCGGGTTTCGAGGCGGGCGGGCGCGTCTATCTGTCGTGGCAGCCGGCCGTCGATATCGACATCTGGCGCTATGAGGTGCGGTACGGCAGCACGGGTGGCACGTGGGAAACCGCCAAGATGGTGGATCGCGTGGATGCCCTGACGCTGGTCTCCGATCAGGTGCCCGTGGGCACTTGGAAATTCCATGTCAAGGCGCTGGATTCCGTGGGGCAGTACAGCGCCACGGCGGCCACCGTCAATGTCACCGTCACCAGCGATGCCTCGGCTTTCCTGATTGATACCTACGACCAGACCGCGCCGACCCTGACCAACATGGCCAGCTTCCGCCTGGGCCGCACGGACGACAGGGTGCGCTACGTCACCGACGACGGCGTGGCGTGGAACACCAAGTTCAGCGCCCCGCTCAGTACCTACACCAACCCGCTGGCGACGTACCACAACAGCGTGACATCGACATGGCTTGGCGAGGCAGAGGATTTCGGCTCGCTGCTGGGCGGCCAGTGGACGGGCACGGCGGACGCAAGCGATGTTTCCGGATCGCATGTCTCGTCCATGGGCTTCAGCGCCGATGGTTCGTCGTGGTCGTACCTGTCCGGCCTGTCGCAAAAGCAGAATGCCCGCTTTGCCCGCCTCAAGCACGAGGCGCTGACAACCTCGACCCTGCTCGTGACGGCGCCCGCGCAGCAGATCAGGCTGGACGCGATCCCGCGCGAGGAGGTCGGGACGGGGACCAGTTCGGCCTCCGGCGCGGTCACCGTGACGCTGGAAAACGACTATATCGCGGTGCGTGACCTGACCATCACGCCCGAGGGCAGCACGGCGCGTTCGGCCACTTACGACAACATCGTCACGGGTAACCCGACGACGTTCGATGTCCATGTTTTCAACGATGCGGGCACGCGGATCGCCAGCGCGTTCCGCTATCGATTCAGAGGGGTCTAAATGGCTTACGTACAGTTCGATGCAACGAAACCGAATGGCGCGACTGCCAACGGGACGACGGTCCTGAGCGAACTGCGAGACAACATGGAAGCGCTGCGCGACATGGTGGTGGCCGGCACGCTCTACGGCTGGTCCTGCACCGCCAGCGGCGGCACGGCGGACATGCCGACCACGCTGTTGCACAGCAAGGGTACCGAGCGCCTGCGGGAAACCATCACCTGGGGCAGCACTGGCGGCGCGACGAACAACCCGCAAACCATCCTGTACGAGTACAGCAGCAACAGCGGCAGCAGCTACGACACCATCGGCACCATCACCTATACCTACGACGCCAACGGCAACGTGACGTCGTGGGCCTGGAGCTAAACCATGCTTGGATTTCTGGCCGGCGTCCCCGGCAAACTGAAGGCCCTGAACGATCGCTTGACCAGCACCTGGGCGGCGAAGCTGGATGCGCTGCGCACCGGCCTGACCGATGCGCGCATGGGCTACCTGGACAAGCTCAACATCACGGGCAATGCGGCGAGCAGTGCCGAGGTGGCGGCCTGTGCGCAAAAGGCCGACCCCAATATTGCTCCGCCCAGCCTGCTCTGCGCCGGCTCGACCTCGGGCTACGATCAATTGCAAACGTCGGCGTATGCGCCGCTGACACCGGCCTCGCCCTTCACCTCGGCCAATGCCACGACGACGAGCTGGACCGACGTGATCAACTACACCGGCGCGGGCGTGCTGGAGATGTTGAGCGCCAAGATCGACCAGCACGCCACCTCGGCCGGCGCGTTCGAGGTCATCATCGACGGCGTGACCGTCTACACCGGCGCACTGGTGCCGACGGCGACCTCGTTTGCGATTTCGACGCCGATTGGCGCGCTGCTGCGCCATTGGGACGGGACCACCATCAGCCTGGTGCCGGTCCCCGGCCCCGGCATTCCGTTCCGCACCTCGTTGCAGGTAAGGCACCGGCTGACGACATCAGGTTCGACGCAGGCGACGCGCCTGCGTTATCGGAGGGCCTGACCATGACGGCCCGTTACCAGTTACTCGAGCGCGGCGTTTTCGATCATCAGGAGCGCGCCGTCGTCCTGCCCTCCGACCCCGCGTGGGCCGAATATCAACAATGGCTGACCGAGGGCGGCGTGCTGCTGCCGCTCGACCCGGTTGGGCAGATCGCCGATCTGGCTGACGCCAAGGCGCAACGCTGCGCCGAGATAAACGCCTATGCCGCCAGCCTGCGCAACAAGGTCATCGCCGGCCGCTCGACCGGAGAAATGGCGTCATGGGCCCTCAAGTTGTTCGACGCGATGGCGGTGGCCGGAAGTCAGCCGTCGCCATTCGCCGCCGTGTTGACGACGCTGAAAACCGCGCTGGGCCTGCCCTCGACGCCGACCAGCTACAACCATGCGGTGGCGATGGTGCGCGGCATTACCGAGGCGCAGCACGTCGCTCTGGTGCTGGCGCAGGCGGTGCCGTTCATGGCGGCGGAGGCGGCGATTGATGGCATGCGCGGCAAGCACTGCGATGCGGTCAACGCGATGACGGACGTACCGTCGTTGGTGGCCTATGACTGGTCGACGGGGTGGCCGGCAATATGAAGCTCATTTTCGGCGCCAGCCGCATGCCGGGCAGCCTGTTGCTGCAATTCTTCACGTTCTCGCGCTGGTCACATGTCGGCATCGTCTATGACGGGTTGGTGATCGAGGCGCGTTTCCCGCGCGTGCGCATGACGACGGTGGCGGATTTTCAGTCGCACTACCCGCGCTGGGAATTCGCCGACCTGCCGTGCGCCGACGAGGGCGCGGCGGAGGCCTTCGCGCGGTCGCGCATCGGCCGGCGATACGACCTGGGCGGGCTGCTGGCTTTCCCGTTCCAGAACCGCGACTGGGAATCGTCGTCGCGCGATTTTTGTTCCGAGCTGCCGATTCTGGCGGCGGCAGCCGGCGGCACGCGCTACGTGCGCGAAGGATCGCTTGGGCGCATCACGCCTGGCACCCTGTATGACATCAGCTACTGAGATAAGGACGTGAGCATGGCCGAGCACTGGCGACACCTCATCGAGCACCTGCCATTTGTGATGGCGACGGGGGCCTCCGGCCCGCGCGTTGGCCTGAAAGACTTGATCGGCGCGGTGCTGGTCGGCGTGATTTCGGCGGTCGGGTCGGCCACGCTGACGACACGCGAGCTATCAGTCGAAGTCCGCATCCTGGCCAAGCAGGTTGAGGGCGTGCAGCAAAAGGTCGACGCATCGGCCAACAGTCATGCCTCGCTCTCTGAGCGCATCACGCGCATGGAGGCGATGCAGGCCGGGATGAACTGGGTGCATCGATGAACACGGCCAGCGAGTTCCGTCTTGCCGAGATCCATCAAGATTTGAGCGCAATTATTCACGCGGCCGCCGGCCTATATCTCGGGCGATTCGAGGTAGTGGAGGGTGTTCGCAGCCTCGGTAAACAAAAGAAGCTCTTCGCCGCCGGGGCATCCAAGACGATGCGCTCGCGGCATATCCCCGAATGCAATCGATGCGGCAAGGCCTGTGCCGTCGACCTGGCGGTGATTGTCGACAACGCGGTCCGGTGGGACTGGCCGCTTTATGGGGCGCTAGCCGATACGGTCAAAGAGGCGAGCAAGCAGATCGGGATTCCAATCGAGTGGGGCGGCGATTGGCGAACGTTCAAGGATGGCCCGCACTTCCAGTTGCCATGGAGCAAGTATCCGTGACGGTTGATCGATTCTTGGTGTGGGCGGACAAACGCAACATCGTCAGCGTTCGATCGGCGGTCATCTACGTCACGGTATGGATGACATGGAGGCTGACCGAGTGGGCCACGGGGTTCGCGACTGGATGGATGTCCAGTGGGAAATCGGGCGTTGAGGCGGCGGCGGTGATTGCCGCGATCACCGTGCCTTTCGCCACGCTACAGGCGTTCGCGTTCAGGGATTACATTGGGGGGGGGTCGAGTAAATGAGCTTTGTTGTCCTCCATTGGCGCTACATCGCCATCGCCGCTCTTGCCGGCACCACGGCGCTTTTCTACGCTCTCTGGAATTCGTCCGCCAACGGGTTTGCCGAGTATCGAGCACGGGTGGCGGCGATTGGCGAACAACGGGCAGCCGAGACCAAGCGCGTCAACGAGCAGCACGAAACCACCTTGGAGGTAGTCAGCAATGCCTGGAATGATCAATTGCCCGCGATTCGCAAGAATGCTGTTGCCAACTACATCGCTACTTCTCGTGGCGGCTTGCTCCCACCAGCCGATCGGTGCGCCCTGTCCGTCAATGCCACCAGTCCCAAAAGCCCTGATGCTCCCCCCGCAGAATGCGTACCTCCTGAACAATTCATTTCAGGCTGCGCCGAGGACGCCGGAAAAGTGATGGCGTGGCAGGAATGGGCGCGGCTTAACGATTTGCCGGTCAGGTAAAGGACAGCAGCCATGATCTGGTCCCTTATCAAATCGTTTCTTCTGGCCATCGTCGGCCTGCCTGTAACGCTGATCGGGCTACCGTTGGTCGCTATTGGCCTCCCGTTCCGCAGGTCCTATCCGGAGACCATGAGGCCGTTTTCACAATACCCTGAACATGGGCAGTGGATGCTTATCGATCTACCGTCGTGGCTGAAGCCATGGAGCAATCCATTCGATGGCGCGCTCGGCGACAAGCGCGGATGGTGGGCCAATGAGCGCGGCGGAAAACCTGCGAGCTACTTGTCTATGTGGCTTTGGATGGCAGTTCGGAATCCCGCGAACTACTGGTCTCGCGTCATGACCGGCGTCGACGTATCGCGCTGCAAGATCGAGCGTGTGAAGGGCAACGCCGACGTCATCATCGAGGAGCCTGGTGTTAGCAACTGGCACGTACTCAAGGCTACGCGCGACGACGGCAAGACGTTCTACAGGCTTTGGATTGTTTGGGCATATCCGTTCCGTCCAGACAAGAGCCTGAATATCGACCTTGGCTGGAAGCTCAAGCTTGAAGACAACGGCATGGCCAAGGATGCGCCGATCAAGGACCGCATTGTCGGTTCTGTCTTCAACCCAGGCCCATGGAAGACGTTGGCTTGAATGCGCTCAAACTGTTTTGTTTATGCCTTGCGAAAGTGGTGGGCCGAAGGCGGGTCGATCATCATTCGTCGCTCGCAACTGGCCGCGATGTTCCCGCGCCCGAAGTGGCATCCGGTCAATTGGGTGCCGCATTTCCTGCACCGCACGCGCTGCCTGAAAATCACGCAGTTCATTCCGAGCGTCAAGACCAAAGAGCGGCACAAGAAGATTGGGTTATGGCGTGCCTGGCTAGACCTGTGGTCGTTCGAGGGCGAGGTGAGCGGCGATGACAAGCCAAGGCCGTGCCAGTGTGACGACCCCGTGGCGGCAAGCCATCATCTGGACGAGCGGTGAATAAGCTACGCCGCGCGCCTATTGCGCGGCGCATGAAATGGAACCGACGCTGATAGAATGGGGTTAGTGACGGTTCCCCGTGGGGACGCCACCTTAACCCCACTTGCGCCGATCCGGTAACGGATCTCTCCGGCGCGGCTGTCGCAGTTCGTTGGGCTGTGGCTAGCATTGGTGCGGGTCTCCGATGGTTGCTGGGGAGTTAACCGACATCGTGTGTCGGAGAATTTGAGTTAGCCGTCACTGGATTTTCCTTGTCGCTCTCACCACACACTCATTACCGCCACCGAAGACCGCGCACCGAGCATCAATCGGGTCCGCGCCTCGCTCAACAATCTCCGCAACGGCGCGGGTCTTGTTATAGGTGTTGGTTGCATCGCACCCGGCCATCGTGGCAATCACCGTGCAAATTGCCGCCATCACGATCTTCCACACCTTTGTTTCTTCTTCCATGTTCGTCGTCCTTTATCGTGTTGCCGTGCCTTCGTCGGGCGCACGGCTAACCCATCCATCAACCCGGACGCAAGCGATGAGGCCGCTTGCGCCGGTTATGTCAAACGTTATGCGTCAAACCCAAGCGCGCCGCTTTCGCTTCGCCACGCTTGCCCAATGCCAGCCAGTAGCAGTGTTTCCCTTCGTCGTAGTGCGGTTCTATCGTCTTGTGCGGGAACATCTGCCGCAGCTTGTCAAGGCTTCGCGTTCCGAACAAAGAATTGCACGTCCGCCCTGGGTGAAATGCGCCGTCTATCACCATCCCGTCGTTGGCGCGTTCGCGGCATCCTGCATAGTTCCAGTTGCTTGCGCGGTACACATAGCCTTCGTGTCCTTGCGTCCGGTCTGCGAAGCTCACAAGTAAATCGTAGCCTTTCCGTTTCAGTTCTTTAGCGCACCGTGAAACCAAAAAAGTCAAAGGCACTTGTTCGCTTCCCCTTACTAGCCGCGTCAGTTCGATCACGGTTTCCGCCCATCGTGTCGGCGGGATCGACCAAAAAGCCGCCGCAACCATTGGGCCATCGCCGCCAAACAATCCGCCGTCTAAATGCAGGCTTCCTACCATTTGCACGTTCGACGGTACGCGCCGGGAATAGTGATAAGTCAAAACCATTCCTTCCGCTTCTTGCCGCCGCCCTGTGCGAAAGTGGAGCGACGAGGCCGGTATCGCACCGCCATCTCCGGGGTGGTGCCCCGGCGTGGTCCTACATTCCACTATCGTCGCGTTGTTCATATCGTTTTCCGTACCGCCAGCGCCGACTTTTGCCGCATAACACGGCGGTCAACCCGGACGCCTGCCGGCGATAAAGCCGCCGTCATGCGCCGGTTACCTCAGCGTTATGCGTCAGGTCGTTGGTTAGTTCCATAAACCGACTGTCGTCCTCTGCCGTCATCCCATCTGCGAAAGTCGGCGCTGGCGAGACGGCGGCATTTCGTGGCCGGTGCTCGTTCAAGATGTCGGCAATCCTCTGGAACGCATCGTCGTCAAGGTGTATCGCCTTGCCAATGTGCCCGGAACAATCCTCCGGATCTTCGTAGCAATCTGGCCCTTCTTCGTAGGCGTCAAACATCATCGCGAGAAAATCCAGCGTTTCGTTGCTCAAGGCTTGCAGCCGGTGTATCTCTACAGCGCACTCTCCGTGCGGGTCGCCATCTGGTTGTTCGTCAAACATTTTTCGTCCTTTCATCAAATACGCATAACCCGTCATTCCAGCCGACCGCCTTCGGCGGCGGCTGAATTCAGGCGTTCGACCTCACTGTGGCGTCCTCAAGAATGCGATGTCCGGAACTTCCTTTCGCAGGGCGTAGTACTCAACCTGCACCTTGGCACTAGAGATCATCTTCCCGGCCAGATTTGCCAGCTCCGCCGCGTCGCTGTGCTTAATCGCGCCGGATTTCAGATCACGAAAAACAGCGGCGAGTTCGTCGCGGAGTTCTTCAGCGGTTTTCATCGGTCACACCTTTCAGTTGTCGTAGAAGTTTTATTTGAATTGACTTCGCTTCAATCAAGGCTTTTGGCACATCCCGAGGCTTGAGCCTTGTTCCCTGAACAAGCATCGCCGCCACGTAGTAGGGGTCTAGTGAGTCGCGCGCCAACTCATGCCGTTGTTTTCGGCGAGCCAATTGCTCAGATCGAGTCCTTTTGTAGTAGTCGGCTTTCGTCGCCGCCAGCCGCTCCTTGTTCTCTGCTACCCACTTCAAAACGCGCCTCTTGTTTGTTTCGGCATGGCGCGCGGCGGATGCGCGTTTTAGTGCCCGCACTCGCTCAGGGTTTTTCTTTCTGTACTCTCGTTGGTAGTCCCTCGCTTCCTGCTGGCGATATTTTCTGTACGCTCGTTTTCTGACACCAGCGCATTCGCGGCAGTACGTGTAGAGCCCGTCCACACCCTTCGCGTTCTTCGCAAAGAATGCTTTTGGCAATTCCCTTTTGCAGTCAGGGCATGTTTTCATTGGTGCTCCAGGTCGAACCCGTCGTGCGAAGGGACGCGCCGCGATAAAGCTGCGTCGCGCCCCTCCACTCTGTCGTTCGAGCTTCGTCCACCTGTACGTGGCGCGCTCCGGGTGGTCAAGCTCGGTCACGCGAAACATCCGCTCTAGCTTTGCGCTGGCCATTATTCTCGGTAGGTGTCGTAAATTTCGATCGTGCAGAACCCGTCGCTATTTCGACCGATCACGCACGCGCCATGCTTATCGGAAAACGCCTGAAGATCAGTCACCTCCACTGCCCATTTTTCTGTTTGGGCGATGGCGGTCTGTACCAGCACAACCTTAAATGCCTCATCGCATGGCTTGCCACCACCGATCTCACTAGACCGGCTGCATAGGTACAAGCCAGGCCGTGGATCACTCATTCGAGCGGACTTGTGCTTGCGCACTATGTTAGTCTTTATAGCCGCTGCCTCGGCCTCGGCCTCGATGGCCCGCGCTTCTGCGGCTTGGCACACCTTGGCCAGTGACTCGATAAAACTGTTCGCTTCTGCGAGTTCCTTGCGCAACGTCACGCTATACACCGACATGCGCCGCTCAGATTCCTGAGATGTTGCGAGTTCTTTCCGCAGCGCCTCGACCTCTTTGCGAAGCACTGCGTTCTCGGCTTCAACCTCATCCAAGAATTCTTCTTCGCATCGCAGGCAATTGCCGTCCGGATTTCCGTGCTTGCAGCAGCCCATAGTTACCTCCGAGGCACAACAACAGCATCAAGGGCGTCCCGCAGCGCGTATATATACGTTGCCGTCGCAGGGGCGTCCTTCCAGAGCGGAGTTTCCCAGCGCTCTACCACGGCCTTTGCAGCTTGGACGATTGGCTGCATCACTTCGACCTCGGCGCGTAGTCGATTGATCTCGTCGGCGGCTTCATACTGCATCTGCACAACCTCTGCTGGCACATGCTCTGCGGCGTCCAGGTCTGCGTTCTCGCGCAGTCGTTCAACAATATCTGTCATACCCCCGCCTTTCTCATTTTCGCCCACGCTTCGGCATCTTCCGCCGCACCGGGCTTTACTTTGTCGTACTCATCCAGTGCGGCCATTGCTGATTCCCACCACTTGCTCACCACGGCCATATCCTTGATATCCATGATGAGACACTCAAGCTCTAGCGCGAGTCTGTGTGCTTGCGCCCATCCGGTTTCCCGTTCGTTCAATTCCACGCTCAGTCGCTCGATTTCGTTTTGCAGTCCTTGATTCTCGCGGTCAAGGTCGATGAGTCGTTGCGCGGCTTGCCTGAGCGCAGCAGACCTTACTGGTGGTTGTGCAATCTCTGCTGCAATGCGCTCTAGGTATCCGGCATATTGGATGGCCATGCTCATTCCAGCCCTCCGTTTAGAGCCCAATCGCGCATCTTCTCAGCCAACCACAGGGCATCTTTTCGGTCCATCCGTGACGACCTAACAAGTAGGCAACCGTCTGCGTCGTAGCCCGCAATCAGGACGTCTTGAAGATTGTCGTGTTCGACAAACTCCAGCACAGACAACAATGCCTGTTTTGGAGTGTATGTGGTTGACGCTGGCAGTGATGTAATCATCACTCGTCCTCCTGCTCACCAATAACCCGCCATGCTTGCGCAAATGCCGCGCGGCGAGCGTTATAGATATCGTTCTCAGCCTTTCGTATTTCTGGATCGTCGGAGATTGATGCTTGGCTTTTATTCCAGCGTTCGCATACGCCGATGATTTTCCATGCTTCGTCTTTGGTCATCATCCTTCCTTTCAATTCCCGAGTAATCCACTCGCCACGACGTAAAACATTCCGGCTTGACGGGAAGAATTCCGTCATGGGGTCGACTTAGCGTTAGAACTCATGCAATCAGCCTCCCCTGGCGCTGCGCATCCTCGATGCGGCGGCAGGCGATGTCGAAGTATTTTGGTTCGCGCTCGATGCCGATGAAAGAGCGTTGAAGATTCATGGCTGCAACGCCTGTGGTTCCGCTTCCCATGAATGGGTCGAGAACGCTGCTTATTTTCCCTGCGCGCTCAATACACCACTCCATGACCGGGAACGGCTTTTGCGTCGGGTGGAACCGTTCTTCCTTGATCCGCATGTAAGGCCCACTCCACAAGTATCGCTTCAGCCTTACAGCCGTGGGTAGGTTCGTCCAGGCAAGCTCGCAATCCGCGAACGTGGTAACACCTGCGGTTTCCTTGTCCCACACTAACCAGCACGGCGACGGTGGAAGCCTGAAGTAATTGCCACCCCATACAATCGCTACCTTCCCTGCGGCAACAACCAGCGCAAGCAATTCATCATCTGGCGGCGCTAAGTCCCAGCGCGCCTCGCCCGTCTCGGCAGCCCACTTGTCCGCGCTTTTGCCCGCGCCAACGTCCGCGCCAATCCCATACGGCGGATCAGTAATCACCGCATCCACCTTCGGCAGCGTCGGCAACACTTCCCGGCAGTCGCCCAGGTACAGCGTGGCGTTGCCTATCGTTTCAATTCGCATGGGTTCCTCGTTCCTTCTCGCGCATGAGTCCTAACAACGCGTTGCAGCCGATGCCGCTTCGCGTCACGGCTGAACTTGGGCGTTAGGTTCCTTTGCGCGGTCGATCTTGCCCCGCACCCATTCGGCACCACCAAGCCGTGCCAGCTTTTCGCGCTGCGCCACGGTCAC